GGCAGTAGTTACTACACTTCCTGTTCCAAAAACAGAATCGCTTCCAGTTGCTCCAGGTTGGTTGTCAACATATGATTGAGAAGCACCTTTAGCACCAACGGTAACTGTATAAGAAGTACCTGCGGCAACAACGTATGATGAATTAGTTAAAAATCCACCCGCACCACCACCGCCACCAATAGATCTTCCACCAGCACCGCCACCGCCAATAACAAGATATTCAATTGTAGGAGGAGCGCTGGTAGCAGGCTTTCTTCCCAACAACGAAAGCATAATCCCACTCATGACACGTTGCCCGTCAGCACACAGTTGGTTGCGTCAATAAACAAAACGGTGCAAACGCCGCGAGTTGCCAGCGTTGCAGAAGTTACCGTCGTGTTGCTTCCAGCAATTTTGGTTGTTACCGCAGAACAAGTAATTGTCAAATTACCCGTTGTGTTGTTGTACAAAGAAACAGCGTCACCAGCAGCAAAAATAGACGCAGGAACAGTGACACCAGCAGCGAGTGGCAGAAACTTACCAACGTCTGCTGCAACAAGCGTACCAGTCGTTGAGCTGGACGGAATATTCAAATACCCAAGCGTCACCGCATCCGTAGCTGGTAGCGTTTGGGTAAGTGTGCTGGCAGTATTAGCCGATTGCAGAACCGAAGTGCCGGCCCCACTGGCATTGCCTTGAAGTTTAATTGCGCTCATGTTTAATCCTTTAGGCAGCAATGAGCCAAACTTGGCCCGTAGGTACAATTACGGCAACACCAGTCGCCACAGAGACGGGACCGACGCTAAATGCGTTAGATCCCGCCGTTACAGAATAATTTGAACTAATTGTCTGATAAGACTCAAGAACCGGCCCAGAAGAGCCACCGGCCGGCGTAGCCCAAGTGCCGTCTCCACGCCAAAACGTTGTGCTAGATGCAGACGTTCCACTATTCAAATTTGCAACCGGTAAATTGCCGGTTACATCAGCAGTCAATGATACCGCGCCAAACGTTGGAGCCCCTGAAGCATTACCATGCAGAACGGTCGTGGTTGTCCCAGTGCTCCCAAGCGTGCTTGGAGCGGCACCCGCTCCCCCGCCAATCACTAAAGCATTTGCGGTTAGCGCACCGCTGGACGCCCAAGCATTACCGTTCGAGAAATAAGGGATACCGCCAGACGTTCCAGCAACCGTAAACGCTGGCGTAGTCGTTGGATTGCCAACAGAAACAATACCGCCCGTCCAGCTAACCGATGTAACCGTTCCAGATCCGCTTCCTGCTGGCGTTGCCCAAGTGCCATCACCACGCCAAAACGTACTAGCCGACGCTCCACTGCCGCTTCCCAGGTTTGTCACCGGCAAATTGCCGGTTACTTGGCTTGTCAAATTAACGCCTGTAAGCGCTCCACCCAGCGTCAGATTTCCAGAGCTGGTCACGTTGCCGGTAAGCGTAATCCCGTTGACCGTGCCAGTACCGCTAACCGAGGTCACAGTACCTGATGCCGCCGCAGGAGTCGCCCATGTACCATCGCCACGCCAGAACGTGGTCGAAGAAGCAGACGTACCTGAATTTAGGTTAGCAACCGGCAGATTGCCTGTAATACCAGTGGTCAGCGGTAAACCCGTTGCATTGGTCAGCACAACGCTAGCAGGAGTGCCAAGAGCTGGCGTCGTAAGCGTAGGGCTTGTCAGCGTCAAACCAGCAATCGTTGTTGCCGTTGCGCCAAGCGCTACGTTGGTCGATCCAATTGTGACTGAGCTGTTGGTCAAACCAGCGTTAGGAATCGTGGTAGCAGCGGTGACAGCACTAGCACCGTTTGCATACATATAACCCGTCAAACCAGTGACGGTCAGCGTGCTAAATGCGCTTGAGCCCGATGCGGCAACCTTCTGCCAGGCTGATCCGTTGTAGACCGCCCAATCACCAACCGCCCACGTGCTGATTCCGTTGAGCGTGGTCGAGCCAGCAGTCGAAACAACGTAGTAATAACCCAGCGTTCCAACGCTCGAGGTCAGCGTCGGCGTATTGGTTGATGCGTTCCACGTGCCTTGATAGCTATTGCTGGTCGTTGCAACCGTGCTAGCAGCAGTGATGCGACCTTGTGCATCAATCGTGATCTGCGGAATGCCGATAGACGTGCCGTAGCTTCCTGGCGTGACCGCAGTGTTGGCCAGCGAGATCGTTCCGGTCGACGTGATTGGACCGCCAGTCAGACCTGTTCCGGTTGCGACGTTAGAAACGCCACCAGCGGTTGACGCGATAGTGACATTGCCACCTGCGCCACCATCTGTAATCGTGATGTTTGTTCCAGCAGTCAGCACCCGCTCATTTGGAAGGCTGCTTGAGGAGCTGAGAACAACGTAACTGTCGGTCGACGGTGCGCCTCCCGAGCTAATTGGTGCGCCGGCTGCGCCGACCAGCGTAATAAAGTTTCCATCAGCGTCATAAGTTGCGCCAACGGGGACCACGTTTTGAGACGTGACGGTATTAACCTGATTGGTTGCCGACATTTTCTATTCCAAAATTAAAGAAAAAAGCCGACCCTTTTGAGATCGGCTTTCCTTCTTACCTGCCCAAATTAAGGCTGGAATGACAGATCGTAGCCGTAGACAAACACGTCAACGGTAGCAGGATAGCTCGCTGCCGTGCCGACGTTAAAGTACAGGTTTTGACCCGTCTGAGCAGCAGTGCTGTTGATCGTTCGCTGCGACACGACCGTAGAGCTGGTCAAAGCGTTCAATGTCGCATTCGACACGATTGCGGTGCCGCTTGCGCCAGGAGCTGGAAACACGCCCGCAAAAGGGACGGTTGCTGTGCTCAGGTTTGCCGAAGCATTGGTGACGATAACGTTAGAAACGCTATAGCTGCTGGTGTTGAGGATTGGCAGCACGGTGTCACCCGTGACTGCCAGACTGACGGACTGAGCAGATGCCAACAAACGCAGAGCTTGGTTAGAGCCAAGCACCTGTGGATGATTGGCTACGCTTGATGCGGGTCCCGGATTCGCCATGATTTATTTCCTTAAATCTTTGTTAATTAAGCTGCGACTCGGCAACCCAATTCTGGGTAGAGCATCGCCCATCCGTACAACACGTCCATACGACAAGGCACAGAATCGTTATTTATTGTATATTGACGGACCACTCGAATCGAAAGACCGAGGTCTTTATCCGATGCGCGACCAGCGAATACGACCCCGGCAGGCAGCTCGAGATCAGCGCAAGCCAAGGTCTCGCAGTTCCTATGAAGGATAATATTCTGCGGAGAAACCGTGCCAGTGTTGTTGAACGGAGTCACAACAGCCGAGCTGCTGGTAGCCGAAACATAAACGTTCTGGAATTGGCCAGCGGTGATAATTGCCGGGGAAACCGTAACCGAAGCCGAGCCACCCGAGCTGATAGTCACAGCCGAAGTCACCACGAAGTTACGCAGACGGTTCGTGCCATACGGCTGACGGTTTTGCGGGTTGACCGCATAGACGTTAGCAATGGTGATCACGTCGCCCTGCTGGATCGGAGCTGCTGCCGATGCTGCTGCAATGGTGATCGTCGAGGACGATGCCCAGCCCGAGGTCAGCGAACCCGTAAAGGTGGCAGTGTTGGTCGACAGAGTAGCCGTGGCGTAAGAGCCAAAGGTCTGCGACACAACGTTTTGGTCCATCTTCCAGCGCATACCAGCCGAATCGGTACCCATCATGCCCTTTTCGTACTGATCGCTGATCTTCTGGCTAGGCATAAAGAGCCCTTTCAGCGAATCAACGATGGTAGCCGAGGTAAATGGCTCAACGATACAGGCACGGCGACCGTCACGTGGTGCGCCTTCCGAATCCAGATACGCCTGGCCCGTCAGGTAAGTCAACAGCGAGGTTGGAGGCACGCCAGCCGTACCAACGATGTTGGCAATGCTGTTCTTGGCAAGCACCAGACCGTCACGATCGATCTTGTTGGCAATAGCAGCAACGCCAGGCTTGATCACGCGATCCGAGAACATATCCAGCGAGAGAGCCAGATCTGCCGTCGAAAACTGCGTATCAACGTGGAATTGGGTATTCAGCGTGACAGGAATCGAGGTTTCGTTAAAATCCTCAACCGACAGCGCTGGGCCAGTTGTTCCAATGAATCGAGCAGGCTTGCGAACGTTAACGGTTGCGCCAATCTTGGCACCGGCAACGGCAAATTGATCGTCATACTCACGATTGACTTCGGAGGTGAACGTAAGTTCGTTCTCCAAAACCATGAGAGCTTCGTTGGTGATCTTGCTGATCGTAAGCAAGGTATTAGACATTTTCGTTCCTTTGCGTCAATGACGCAGAATTGGTTAGCGTATTTTCCCGGCCTGCCTTGCCGCTTTCCACGCTGCGTATGTCCCGTGAAACTCCCCTTTGGAATTCACTAGGTTATCAGCGGTCGCGTTGCTTGACTTAATCGGGTTAATCGGAGCTGGTGCTTTGCTTTTTACCACAGAACGTTCTGGCTTGCCGGTTTCCGCTTTCTCAAACTTGGCTTCAAGTTTGCCAATAGCCCTCAAAGCTGCCGTGACACTCATTTCGTTGAAAGTCTTAGCCTGATCTTGATTCGACGCTAGGTGATACAGGATTTGAGGTCCCACCTCCGACTCTAATATCGCATCCCGAATATGGTTTGGGACTACGACATCAGCGGAAGCCACCATGTCATCAAAATCGTCGATCTCTGCCTTTGCTGCCTCGAGCCGCTTGGTCCAGGTTTGTACAACCTTCGCCTGCTGCTCTTGCGCTCGCCTTTCTTGGTCCTGCTTGTCGCGCTCTTTCAGTGCCTTTTCAGCGCTATATTCAGCCAACGCTTCTGCATATTCAAATGCGTCGGTGAATTGATCCGGTGTCGGCTTTTGATCTGGATCCTGCGCCTTTTGTGGCGTCTGACCCCGCTCTAGAGCCTGCAACCGTGCTTCCAGTGCCTCCCGAGCTTCGCGCTCTCGCTGGGCATCTGCCCTAGCTTGCTCGCGCTGCTTGGTTAACTCCGAAAACCGCGCTTGTAGCTTAGTCGGTTTACGTTCGCTTTCTGTGGCTGGTGCTTCTTCTTCTGCCTCTGGCTCATTCTCAACCTCTTGCTCTTCTGGCTCTGCCTGTTCGACAGCCTCAGATTCGCTTTCGGGAGCTAAGTTCAGTTTTTTGGCAAAAAATTCGGCTTGATTCTCACTTGTGACAACTTGCGTTGTCTCTCTTGGCTCTGCTGACATGGATTACCACGGATATACCCGGTGAGACGCGCCGGTACGACCTCGCTTGTATATCGCAAATGGCAATCCGTGTCAAAGACTATTGCATAAACGGGTTTTGCCCTTGGTCAACGTCCTGCACGGCATA